CACCGCTGGTACTGTCGTAAATCCACCGACGACCTTTTTCGTTGTGTATGTCGCCATTGGTTGGGCTACTAGGAAATGAAACTGCCATATTGTAATAATCCTGTTGTTATTACACTTATTTATCGATTTAGGTTAGCCTACTAAATGTCCGCCAAAGTTACTCCAATTACTTCCATGATATACATGTTCTGTGCCTGCATACATACTAACATAATCTCCACTACTTAAATATAAATTAAGACTGCCGCCTATAGTATCCCATTGACTTCCAGGACTTGTGCTAAAGTGATAATCACCACCACTAATTCTAGCCCCGTTTCGTCTTATACTAATCCAGTCATTTCCTGAATTACCAGTATAGATTGTATGAAAGCTAAATTGATAAGTACCAGCAACGGGTGCAGTAAATCTGCCATTACTTGTGTTATAGTGGCCGCCTATATTGTGTTCAGTGTTATTAAAAATAAAAATACTGCCTGCTGTTACAGTCCAAGCGGAGCCACTCTTAGAGGCTTGAAAACTTGGCTGATTCGGTGTTGTAACAATACCGTCCGTATTAATATGCATCCTGTTTGCGTTATTGGCACGAAAAGACATATCAACTTCTGATATAACAGTTAATCCATGAGTAGGATTGGTATAGAAACCACCTCTCAGTGTACTGCCACGGTATGTTAAATACCCACTAGCAATATCCCCAGATGATGGTCCCCAAATTTTATTGTAAAAACCTGCTGTAGAGTTTGTCCAATTAACTTCATCAGACTTTAAGCCCATACGCTCATTGTTATTGAGGTGTGCGGTTAAGGCGTTGTCGCTATCTTTTAACCTAATCTCTGCTATGTCAGACCCGGCCTCTAGTTTTAAATTAACTTCAGAAGCGTCTGTGATATGAAGTTGTCGATCTGGTGATGATTCACCTATACCAACATTACCTGACGAGTCTATGCGGATATGCTCATTTGAGCCATTGGCATTGGTAAACGTAAAAGTACCTGTGCTAGAGGTATTTCTAAACTCTATATTTCCACCAGTAGCAGGAGCCAAAGTAATAGGTACATTAGCATCTGATCCAGAACCGACATGAAAGATAGACAATGGATTATCTGTGTCTATACCAACCCCTGTAGAATTGAGGCGCATAAGTTCAGATCCAGCAACTTCAATTTGAATAAATCCATCAGAATCAAGATTTATATCTTCATTCCCATCATGAGTCATCACATGTACTGACGAACCAGCAACACTTTGAGAAAGAACTAACCCATTGCTTGGATGTATTGATACAGCCCCAATGGCTACTGCACTATCATTTTGAAACACAAGCATAGTTTCTTCAGTAGAATCTGCTTTTAAAGTTAGTAGATTGCTTGGGCTTGATGTTCCAACACCAACTCTGTTTGTAGCGTGATCTACTTTAAGTAGGTTGTCAGCACTATCCACTATTAAATCATTTGTTGTTATACTTGTGTTTGTGATTGATGTTGCCATTTTATTATCCTATTAAATATCCACCGCAGTGAGTATAGGTACCCTGGTATGCATAAGAAGTTGATACTGTGTTTCCTATATAGAACCTAATGTTATCGTTTGCAGCTAAAGTTAATACAGCAGGAACAGTTGTTTGCATATATGTAACATAGCTACCATTAGCCATGTCATTAGAAAGCCTAACTGTTGAGCCATTCTTTTTAATTTGTACACTATAATCTCCGCTATCGTTTGTCGCTCTCATTACAGAAACATAAAAATAATACTGACCAGTAACTGGTGCTGTAAATGTGCCGTCTCCAGCATTAAAATGTGATCCCACGTTTGTTTGTGCAGTCCAACCTGTTAGATAGTTGGAAGCATTTATATGAGCACCTAATATAGCACCGAAACAAGGCTGATACGGCATTGTAACCTGACCATTATGCCAGACACGCATACGTTCTATAGGTTCAGCTGCTGTTGCACCGACCGCTGTTTCAAAAACAATACTGTTTTGATTATAATAACTGTCTACGGTTCCCCTGATAGCTGCCCTAAGACCTTCACCTGTTGAACCATCACCAGTATGAAACTCTATGCCACCCAAGTAGTCATTAGTAGTTGCCAATGCATTATTACCGTATCCACTTTCCCACTGGGCTTCTGTGTGTAATTTAATTACAGCGCCTGTATTACTGGTTCCACCACTAATTGTGCCTGTTCTAGTTTTTTTAACTTGTACAGCACCATTAATTAAGTTTAACATATCCGAATGCCCACTAGCACTCATGTAAACATTATTGCTGGCAGTTAGATAAGAATTATAGCCTTGACTTATTTTTAAATTATTGTTACTGTTAGCAGTATCTATAAGTTTTAGTGCAGGACTTGAAGTTTTGATTTCCAAGTGTTCTGTTGGTGTAGTTGTGCCAATACCAACTCTGCCTGTTGATGTAATTCTAAATTTTTCTGTTAAGGTTGCATTGTTCGCGCCACCTTCAAATGTGCCCACAACAAAGGCCCCAGCTGCAGAATTACCAGCTTCGTTTATAGCTCTTAACACTACACTAGGTCTAGAATCGCCTGTGCCACCAAATGTATTTAAACCTGTACCAGCGCCATTCCAAAGTTGAAATGCTATTTCTGCATAATCACCTGTGGTTGAACCTTTGTTAAGTTTTAAGTTATGAGTTAACCCTGTAGCGGTGGATTCCATATCCAAAAGATAAGTTGGACTATCTGTACCAATACCAACGTTGCCGCCGTTAGGATTAATGACTAGGTTTTTATATGCGCTAGCTGTGTCTGCATAAATCGAAGCATAGTCGTTAGACCCACTATTGTTGATATGCAAGCGTACTGGTGTAGCTGCTGAATTATCAAAACGACCACTGCCAACTACATTTAAAGTAGAACCTGGAGTATTTGTACCAATACCAATGCGGCCATTGGAATCAATAGTTATATCTGGGCTTGCGCTATCTGCATGTTGTAAGTGTTCTAATACTAGTGTTGTCATTTGTTTTTCCAGTTATATTTGTTTATGGTATTTATTTTTATCATGCTATCTTATGAAAATTTATATTTGAGTATGCACCAGTATCCATGCCTCCACCAGCACCGCTCTGTGTTTGATTGTAAATTTCTAAATAATCTCCCTGTGAACAGTCAATAATAGTAGAAGCTCCTATATGCATCCAGACTGGATTGTTAGCAGTATTTTCATAATGTTGTGTTACTGTTGCACCATTTTTTTTAATCTGAGGTCTAATCCAAGTACCCGCAGAATTATTATACCAGTTAGCACTAAATGAAACAAAGTATCTACCGCTTATTGGACAAGTAAATCTTCCGTTACTGCTATTATAGTGACTACCAATGTTATGTCTAATTCCAGCTGCAACAATTACACTGTTAGTAGCAGTATTATTATATGCACCTGCGTTCCCACCATTGACATATACATTAGCACTAGGTTGATGATCCAGAGAAAGAATACCATCACCGTTGAGAATAAACGGATAATTAGAACCAGTGTTACCTGTTCCTATTACTACGCCTGATGTAGATTGTACGGTTTGTGATGATGGCGGATATATAAATAAGCTGCCATGTTGACTTGCGCTTGCATGTGTAATACCTATATCCCATGCTTGGTCATAAGTGACGTTTCGTCTTACTTTTAAATAACTATTGGTCATCTTAATATGGCCACGTACGTCTAATTTTTCATCAGGAGAAGCTGTACCAATACCAACATTGCCTGACGAGTCGATGCGCATCTTTTCAGACCAATTAGCTGTGCCTGTTGCAAACACTAAATTGCCTGTACCTGTTGCAGCAAGATAAGCACTACCGTTGCTCATACTCATATTAAAATGAGCATCAGTTACATCCGACTCTTGTATGTTGAAAGAAGGTTTAGACCCTTTTAATTCCAAGACTCCAGAAGCTCCACTACTGAATTTTGGAGAACTAGGAGTACTCGTTCCAATACCAACATTGCCTGACGAGTCGATGCGCATACGTTCTGTTGGATTTGCAGCACCATCAGTAGTAGTCCAAAACTCTAGTCTAGTTGGGTAATCAGCTGATGCCCAAGTACCATCAGCAACACCACGTATCATAACAGAGTCATTATCCGTATTATCAATAGAGGCTGTTTTAGCACCAAAAGCAATTTGACCAAGGTCATCATTATTTACAATAGTCCCATATGCACCATTAGGTTTTAGTAATAGTTTTGCACCTCCAGCAGCTGCATTGCTAGACGTTGCGATTTGCAAATCAGCCTCTGGTGAAGCGGTACCAATACCAACGTTGCCGCCTTCTGTAATTGTAACAAGATCCTGATTGTCTGATTCGTCTCTGATATGAAGTTTGGTTCCAGATGCAAGTAATCCAAAAGCACGTTGACCGGTGTTGTGTATAACTATTTTTGGATCTGTAGCTTTTACTTCAAAATCAGTACTAGCACTATATGCTGTAGTTGTTCCAATACCAACAAATCCGTTTGAATCTGCTACTACTATTTTATCCAGTGCTATAGTATTTGAACCTGCCACATCAGGCACAGTTAAATCATAATGTCCGCTTGTGTTTCCACTTACTCTTATACTACTCATTTTATACTACCACCCATCTTGAACCTGGATCTAATGTAATTACTACATTAGCACCCAATACTATTGGTCCTGTACTCATTGCATTTTCTCCGTTTGCTATTGTATAGCTATCACTTATTGTACTGCTATTGATAATAAATCCGCCATTGGATTTAATATTTTTTTGTACTGTTAAATTTCCACTTGTTGTGTCATCTGCATCGCTACGCAAGAATTGTGTGCTGTCCAATCCATCAACTGTAGCCGCATCAATATTTAATGCATCTATATCTGCTTTGGTTTGATCTGCCGTAGCACCAGACTCTATACCATCTAACTTAGTGCCATCAGTAGCAACATCTCGACCATCAACTGTGCCAGTTACACTAATAGTACCCGTAACGGCTATGCCACCAGCGGCATTAGTCATAAGTCTCAATCTTTCAGCCATAGTTGAGCCATTATATGTACTCATAATAAGCGTGTTTGTTGCTCCGCCGGTGCCATCCAGTTTAATACTTGCCGCTTCTGATCCACCTGCACCTTGCCAACTTAACCCTGGCAATGTTGCGTTATCACTTCTTTGTAGAGTAATAATTGGAGTAGCTTTATAAATTTGCAGATCGCCAGTCATTGTACCGCCTGCCAGTGGCAGTTTGGTTGCAATATTATTTGCTGTTGTGGTTGCAAAATTAGGGTCATCGCCCAGTGCAGCCGCTAGTTCATTTAGGGTATCCAGTGTGCCGGGTGCGCTGTCAGTAATGGTTGCCACAATATTAGTGGCAGTGTCATAATCATTTGCGCCCAAATATGTGGCCACATCGCTGTCAGTGTATCCTGGTTGTCCGTCCAGTGTTAGTGTTCCTGCTGTATCATCATATGTGGCAGTAATATTATTACCACCCACTAATAAATTGGACAAGCGATCGTCCACACGTTCGTCTGTAAAGAATATATTGGTTGAGCCTTCAGTTAAATCATCACTGTTGGTTGTACCAGCTTGTTGCCAGGCAGTTCCGTCCCAAATATAAAGTATGTTTGTATCAGTAGCAAATGCCTGGTCACCTGCGTTGTTTCCTGCAAGCGGTAAGTAGGTACTATCGTCATAAACATTAACTTTAGCAATTACGGCACTTCCATCTTCCACCACTAGTTCTGCTGTACCTGCTACTTCTCGAATTTTGTTCTCAAAGCTAGGAGTATTTTCCACATATGTAGCCAAATCCTGCGGTACAAATCTATTTGTGGTGCTGTCATAAACAAGACACATCTGGTTAACAAGACTTGGAATTGGACGAAGCTCTACTGGAGTTTTATGTCCTTCCTGTGTATGCTGAAAGTATACTACATAGTTTCCGTTAATATTTGTTTCAACGGCTAAATCTTTAATGGATATTTCACCACGCATTATACTATGATTTCCACATTGGTAATAAAGGGTATCAGGTGCACCTGCTGGTACTGTAAATGTTATACTGCCTGTGTCATTACGTGATCCAGTAACTCCACTTGTATATTCACCAAAATATGTACCGGCACTGAAGTTTGCACCATTGTCTGTTGTGAAGTAGAATGGATGTCCAGTAGCGGTTATATTAACTGTATAAGTACCGCCACGATAAAACGGACCTAGGTTTGGATTGTCGCCACTGGCTGCTCCGCTAAATGTGTAACTTCCACTACCACTGTTAACCACACTATAACTAACACTTGGATTTGTCAGTGTTGGTGGTGTAATTGTTGCTGGCACACTAACACTAATTCGTTGTACATCAGTTGCATTACCGCCATTTATATTTGGATGTGTGTCGCTGATTGGTCCACTGCTAGTAGCCCAACTAATTAAGTTATCTGTACCTGCTCCGTCCACCCACTTCAGATACAAACTGTGTGTTTGTGACATACTTCCATGTATGTCGTAGGCAGCGAAGTTGTTGACTGTGTATGTACCTTCTTTGTAAAGAGGAACATTTAATTCGTTTGAGTTTGTAATAGTTCTACGTGCGTATGGCAGGGTACTTTGTTCCCATGTCCACTTCCACATAGTATCTTGTCCTACATCAGGAGCATCAACGTTAATTTCCAAAACCTCAGGTGCAATTGTTAAATTAACCTGTGGTGCTTCAGCACCGCCAATTGTACTGCCAGTTGGCAATTCAATTTTTGTACCAGTACTGGTAACATCAGCATCGCCAATGTGCAGTGTGCTTGATCCTAAATATAAGTCTCTAATTTTATTTGATGCACTACCAATGTCATATGTATCGTCTGTGTCAGGTAAAATGTGTCCACTTATAGTACCAAGTTTAGCTTGTACTCTGGCATCAGTATAATATAAGTTTGTACTGCCTTCAGTTATATCATCAGTGTTGCCGCCAATTGACGCTAAGTCAAAATACGATGCAGCACCGTGCAACATTACCTGAATATTATCGTTTGTAAATGGTGCAGTAACAAATGTTAGTGTGCCTGATGCAAAACTATAGTCTGTTGTTTCTTTCAATAACACACCATTGAGATAAACAAATGCTCTGACATTACTGCCTGCACCTGTATTAAATACAGTTGTCGTATTATCTCCAGTATATTGTTTTAGTGTAAAGGCGGCTTGGTCACCACCAGTGGTACTGATCCATTCAGTACCTGTCCATATAAACAGCTCGGCATTTGTGCCGCTATCAAACCAAAGGTCTCCACTTTGCGGGCTACTTGGTGCAGTATCACTGAATGTTACTGCGGCTAAATCAGCCCATGTAATATTTCCTGAACCGTCTGTTTGTAAAACGTTTCCAGTACTGCCGTCAGTTGTTGGTAAAGTAAATGCACTGTTAATCTGTACTGCGCCAGCCAGATTACTTATGTGTGCGTTGGCAAACTTATTATTAGCATGCCCTAGATCCTGATTGTTATGGGTCTGCGGAATCAGTCCACTTTTGACCACAAATGGTTTGTTATTTGCCACGGTTCACTGTCCCCTATAGCTGTTATGTTACAACTATTTATACGTTTATGGTACTACGGGTAATTTTGAATTGTGTACTATTTGTTGAGGCTGGAGTTGCTAATAATCTTACATTTCCACTATTGACATCTACATCATAAGTTGCTAGAGTATCACTACCAGTGTGTATAATTCCGTACTCACTTGCAAAAGCACTTGTGCCATCATGTATTACTAGTAGTTCAGTTACATGATATTCATTGCTTACTGTGTCCACGGCTTGTACTACATATTTTGCACTGCGGTATGTGGCAATAGCAAAAGTATCAATTGCTGTTTGTGTTACTGCGGCTGTAGTGCCTGTGGCTGTTGCCATAACTTGAACACCATCAAGTGCAAGTTCTGTTTCTACTTTAACTTGCCCTGTGTTACTAACTGACATTCTTTCAGTACCAGCAGTATAAAATTTAAGTGTATCATCATCAGCAGTTTCTTCTGCTGTAATATATGTATCTTGATCAACATCTTTAACGCCGCCTAATGATCCCCAATTACTACCATCATAGCCCTCAAACGTGCTGTCAGTAGTGTTGTAACGTATCATTCCTTGCGCTAAACTGCTTGGACGTTGTAAAGTTGTACCAACAGGTAGTACAAACGATCCAGTTGTATCTACTGTAATAGTTCCTGTTGAACTATCAAGAGTTCTTAAAAATGCTTTATTCCAGTTTTGGGCTGTTGATCCTAAGTTGTATGTTCCATTTGTGTCTGGTACTAAATCACTATTGACGTCTGCATTAAACACAACATTGTCAGTTGCATCATCACCAATAGCAATACTACCACTTGCGCCTGCTTTTAGTGTAGCAATGCCGTCCACAGTAAGTGTACCGTCTATTTGAACATTGCCTGCAAACGTGGCGTTGCCACTTGCATCTATACTAGCTCGCTGTGTACCTGCTGTGTAAAATCTTAGTGTATCATCATCTGCTGTTTCTTCGGCTGCAATATATGTGTCTTGATCAATATCCTTAACACCGCCTAGTGAGCCCCAATTACTGCCATCATAGCCTTCAAACGTGCTGTCTGTTGTGTTAAAGCGTACATGTCCTTGTAAGGCAGTTGGACGTTGTGCTGTTGTACCAACAGGCAATTTGATAGCAGTATCGCCACTGAAGGACGCATCTAAAAATGCCGCACTACCATGTGTGCCTGCAAATACTTCGCCAGTATTGGTTGCATCAGGTATGTATGTAAACACACCACTGCCATTATCAAATCCAAAAAATCCAGTTTTTGCTGTACTGCCGTCATGCCAACGGAATTCAATACCTCTGTCTTTATTATCGTCACTAGCTGGTGCTGTGTCACCGCCAAGTGTAAACACTGGATCATCAACTGTTACAGTTGTACTATTGACAGTTGTTGTTGTTCCGTTTACAATTAAGTTGCCAGGAATAGTTAAGTTTTGAACTGTGTTCCAAAGACTTGTTCCAGTATTATATTGTAAAATGTCACCATCATTTAAGATGTCATTTGCATCTAATACTAAATCATCAAACTGAAATTCTACATCAAACGTGTTGAATGCTGGACCCATATATGCCATTAGCTGAGCTCCAATACACTCGCTACAGCATCACAATTTGCACTGCTGGCTGTCGCTTGAATGCTATCATTTGGTTCAAGGTTAATTGGTTTATCTACACTGAGTGTTGTGTTTGGTGGCACTGGAACAGCATCAAGTATCTTTCGACTACTTCCGCTACTGCTATCCACTAGCTCTAGGGTAACGTTTACATTTGCGCTACCATGTGTGTTTGCAAAAAACATACCATGTATTACACTACTATTAAGTGATCCACCGCATGTGTACACTGTAGTTGCTGATGTTCCAACTGCGGTGTGTGCGTTTTTAAAACTACTTGCCATTCATTTAACTCCCAAGTGCAATCGCAAAAGCAATCGCATCTCCCTCTTCTATTCCACCACCGCCACCACCGCTACCAGTAGCATCGGCTGACGGCACCCATTGTGATCCATCCCACTTTAATACTTGACCTACTGAAGGTGTGGCATTACTAACATCTGTCAGATCTCCAACTGATGGTGTGGCATCGTTATCAGCGGATGGAACCCATTGTGATCCATCCCACTTTAATACTTGTCCCACGGTAGGTGCGGTGTTACTAACATCGGTTAGATCACCAACTGTTGCCGGAATTGCACCACTTACAAATTCAGTCCAGTTTCCTGCGGCATTAGGCATGTCACCAGTTGATGCATTCCTTTGTTCTCCACCCAATAAACTATATGAGTAAAATTTATTTCCAGTTACACTACCATATGTATTTTTTACATATACGATCATACCCTCTTGTAGGCGCTGACCTGTAATGTCTGTTAATTGATCTCCAGCATCTCCGCTTATATAACGTAAACCACCACGTATTTCGGTATCTAGTACAATAGGATGATCGCCACTTGGAGACCATGTACCTGTCCAGGCGTTTCTCGTTAAACCATTATAATCTGCCATATTATGTTATCCTCACATATGTTTGACCTGGTTGGAGTGTTATTCCATAAAGCGTATAATTCTCACCAGTATAACCACTTGGCACTGATGTGGGTTCTAAATCCACTGTGTTGCCAGTTGTTACGTTTGTGTCACTCAACAATGCACTACTTGGTCCAGTTTGGAATGTAGTTGGTTGACTGACAGTTGATCTTATGCCAAACCAAAATGCTCTTGGATTTGAGTCAGTGTTGTTAATTGTTGTGTTAATACTATTTGCTTGATTTCCTAATTCAGTTACAGCTGAATCAAAATCATTACCATCTACAATATCACTATTTGTTGGTACTGTAGTTACATCTGTTGCCCATATATAAAAACTAGGATATGTAAACCCAGCACTTATTGTGGTATCACTTGCCGTATCAGTTGCAGTGTAACTTGATCCAGTTACACTCACAGGTCTAGTGAAGTCTGTGCTAACTGCTACACTTCTACCTGAATTATTGTCTTTGTGTATTGCATCTGTAAATGTAAATGAGCCACTGCCAGTGGAGTTGCTTACTGCACCACCAGTAGGAGTCACTGTACTTACAGCGTTGTTTGTGTCATTTAGTCCAGTAATATTTACATTGTAATTTACTGTTGTGTAAGTTTCTAAAAAGTTCTTGCCATTCAAATTACTAAAGTTTATAGTAACATTTGCATTTTGCCAACTATAACTGATACCATCTGTATTAGTCCAAGCATTGCTATCATCATCTGCAAATCCTATTGTAGCACTTGCACTACCGCCTGTCAAGCCAGATCCATTACTGTATATAGTTGCTGTTGCATTTGTTGTAAATGTTTGTGTCCAATCTATGCCACCAGCTGGTGTTTGACTTGGGCCACTTGTTGTGTAATTTGCAAGAGTTGTGTGTACACCAGTTGCACTACTAATACTATCCACTGTGGAAATGTATCTGTCTGTAAAATCTGTTGGGTTATCAACTGTTACACTAAACTGAGTAGCTGGTTGATCCCATGATCGACTTTGTCCACTTGCACTTACTGTAGGACTAAAACTTGCAAGTTCTACTTCTAATTTGTTGTCTGAGTTAATAGCAACACTTCTAACAGTGTATGTGGTTCCGGTTTCCAACCACTGCTCACTAACTCGTAATTCGTTATTACTACCTGATGTTACCCATTGAATCTTTTCTCCAACTATTGTACCAGGAACAAATGCTGTGCCGTTCCATTCTAATATTTGTCCAGCGGTAATACCAGTGGTATCAACGTCGCTTAAACTACTGATAACATTATCTTCAAGAGCACCTAAACTTAGCCAGTCAGTACCATCATATCCTTCAAACAAGTTATTAGTACTGTTAAAACGTAACTCACCACCAGCCAAAGTTCCAGTACGCTGAGCAGTTGTGCCCACAGGAAGTTTTAAACTTCCAGTGATATCGAAGTTGATGTCACTAGTACTTGTGTTTACCTTGTTTAACTGATGATCTAAGTTAATTGCCATGTGTATTACCTTGTTTTATGTATTTATGCTCGACAGATCTTATGCTATAATAGCACCTTGGTTGGCTGTGTTTGCCCAACCATTTGTAGTGTATAACAGTGTTATATTATCATTAACATCACCAAGTGTAATTGTTGTTCCAGTTGCAAACGTAGTTGGGGTAATTGTTGCATCGCCACCATCCACAATTAATGAAATTATTTTCATCTGGCCCAGAACACCATCAGCTAGTGTGTATGCAGTTGCGGCTGTGGTGGTTATTTCAGTAATGTATGTTGTGATATCAATTGCACCAGAAGCTGTTAATTGATCCACTGTGCCTATAATTGCACCCATTGTTTTATTGGTTAATGTTTGTGTTCCTGTTGTAGTAACCACTGTCGCATCTACTCCAATATCACCTGTTGCACTGAGTGTTACTGGTGCAGTTGCACTTACTGCTACTGTTCCAGCGGCATCAGGAAAGATAATATCTCTGTCAGCGGTTACTGTGGTTGCTTGCAGTTTAACTTCAAAATCATCTGGGGATGTACCTTCAAAAATTAATTTAGTTCCTTGACTAATCCAAATATTATCAGTTGGGTATAGTGCAATATTAGCTGGTGCTTGTATTTGTAAATCTCCAGAAGTTGAACTTAAAATTCCATCTACATTTAAGTTTCCACTAATGTCACCATTACCATCTATATCTAAATTTCCTGTTGTTGTACTTAATGTACCATCTACTGTAAGATTTCCAGTAATGTCACCATTACCATCTAAATTTAGATCTTTACCGTATAATGTTCTCCACCGCTGTCCTGTGAGTCCTAAATCATAAGTGTTACTTACATCTGGAACAATATTACTTGTGATGTCTGCTGTAAATGTTATACTATCTGTATTAGCATCTCCAAAATTTTGGTCGCCGCCAACTGTTATGTTTCCTGTTAAGTTAACATTGCCAGTAACGTCTAGCCCTTGTTTAAAATATGTTGTCATGTCATTAACCTCTGTTACCAATATTTATCGATTCGCTCAAAGAAAAAGGAACCCAGGTTTCCCTGGGTTCCAATTATTGGTGTAAATTTTAAATTAACTAAAGTTAAGTGCGTTAGATGTAACAGCAATTTTGTTTAGATAATCAGCAGCATTACCAAGTGATGATGCTGTGTTGTTTAGTTCTACATAACCATAACGTGTCATGAAGCTAACAACTGGCTCGAATGAATCAGGATCAAGTACTGTTCCTGAGCTCATTAGTGGCACGTATGGGCAATAGAATGCAGCCGCATCTGATTCACTTGAACCTTTATAACCAACTAGTACGTCATCGTTGGCTGCGTATTGGTTTACATAAACTTTTACGCTGTTGTTTAATGTACCAACTAATTTAGTGTTTGTTGGTGCTTCAAACGGTCCTTCAGTTGTTCTTGCGAACGCTGAAGTTGTTGCTGATTGTAGTACTGTTAGTACTGTTGGGCTAACTACGACCCAGTTACCTGCGCCACGGCGTGTTCTTGCCGCAATGTCGTTTGCCGCTTTGTTGATTAGAACTGCAAGTGCTGCATGCTCGTCACCAACAAAAGTAGCTGTACCACTTACTGCGTTTTGTGCATAAGTTGCGCTTGCTGTACCAGCAAGTGTACTTAATGAACCGATGATTTCCTGGTCGATTTCTGCAGTAATCTCTTGAGCTAGTGCTGCCATGATTTCTGCTTCAACGTCTAGGCCGTGCATCGCTTGTGCATCTTGAGCTGCTTCGAAAGTCCAGCGAGCTGATAGCTTGCGTGATTTTGCTTCGACAGTTTGTTTCAAGATTTGGATGCTCATCTTTTTACCAGGAAGTCCTTCCTGAGTTGCAGTTGCATCTGCTTTGTTTGTTCCTGCGTTACCTGAGTAACCAGTTGCAATTGCAAATGGGCTTAATGCTTCATCACCAGCTACAGCTGAGTCAAAAGTTTCTGCATAACGCACACGTAGTGTGTGGATTTGTCCAACAGGGCCTGTCATAGGCTGGACACCAACTAATTCGTTGGCGATAACTGTTGGCATAACACGGCGGATCACTGGTAGGATAACTTTGTTAAGAGTAGCAACGTTCCCAGCCATAGTAGCACCAGCTGTTGCACTTTCTGAAAGTGAACGCTTTGTGTTTTCTAGTACTGTTTCCATTACTGCTTTTTTGTTACCTGCCAAGCCGTCTGTAAGGGCGTCTTTGGTAGCTGACCAATTTTCAAATAGGTTTGCCATAATAGTATCTCCTTAATTAATACCGGCTAACTTTTTCAAGTTAATAATTTCGGCAGATCCAGTCTCTGACTGACGTTTCGCTTTATCACCAGTTACCACTTTAGTGTTTTCGGTGAGCTTTGCCTTTTCTTTTATAGAAACTTTAGCATCTTCTTTCAATACATTTGGAAGATACTTGTTGAACGCATCACGTAACTTGTCAGTTTTCACTGATTCTAGTAATGCCCCCATAATTTCCTTGTGGTCCTTACTTAGAGGTGCCATCATTTCGTTCATTACGGCTTTACGGTCTGTAAGATCTTTTGCAATCTTAGCATCACGCTTGGCCTCCATGATGGATACATCTTTAGTAGTAAGTTCCTGCTTCGCCTCATCTAACTGTTGACCTAAGTCAACAAGTGAACGATTTAGTTTAGCAACTTGTGTGCCTTCTGCTAGTGTACTTGTCATAAATTCTGCAGCAAATGTTTCGAAGATTTGACGTCCAAAGTTATTTTCTTTAGCAGTCTGTATATCTTCTTTAAGTGTTGAAAGTTCTCCTTTGAGTGTATTCTCAATGATATTTTCAACTTTTGTTGCAGCTTTTTTAACAAAGTTAGCACGAGCTTCAGCAATTACTTTCTTGCCTTCGGTTACCATTCTGACTTTTTGTTCAACAAGTGAACGTTTGTCGTCATGGAATTCGTTTAGCTCTTTAGTTAGCTGGCCGAGTACAAACTCTTCCAATTTACCAAAGTTTTGCTTCTGTGCTTCACGATCCTCTTTGAGTTCTGTGATTTCTGTTTTAAGAGTAGACATAATGAATGTGTCCAGCAACTTAGCATGTTCCTTGACTGCTTTTTTATAAGCAACACGGTCTTGTGCTAGTTTAGCCTTGTCTTCTGCAAATTCATTTAATTCTGTCTTAATGGTATCATTTAGCATTACATCCATTGCTTCTACGATCTGCGTTTTGTCATTTTCATAACGTCCTGCAAATTCTTCACGTAGTTCAGCAGTGATATTCTCACGTGCTTCCGCAATTTGTGCTTCCCATGCTTCGCTAATACCTTGTTTCACGTCCTCACTGAGTACCTCAGAGCCGAGAATTTTTTCAATTTCTTGAGTCATTTTCAATCTCTCCCTAGGTCTTTGATGAAGTTGATTACCTCACTTCGGAGGTATCTTTGCGCTTGATTGTCATGCTTTACCGCATTTGCAACGTCCCAAATTGTATTGCCACGTCTGTGGTTCATAATTTGTTCATAAATTGGATCTGGATATGCATCTGGTGCACTTGGATTCGCTACAATATCTACTGTAATGATTTCAAAGTCCGATACATTTCCACTTCCGTCAACGTTGCCACTGCCTCTTGAGCTGACACCTAGTCTTACGCCACTTTCTAGTAACGTTTTACAAATATTACCCATGGGAGTGGGTAACATCTTTAGTTTACCGATTCCGTCATTTCCCTTCATACTCATGTTAGTAATCATATGACTAACACGATCCAGGTTTATGTTTAAATCGTCGGGGTGATCTGCTTCACCTAATACGGTATTTCCGCCTTTAATCTTCTCTTGCAGTGAATTTACTGCATTTGAAATTTCATTTACGGGATATACACGCTGATTTTGGTTCTTCACACCACCCTGAATAAAAATTCCTTCCATGTATAAGCTCTTATTACCGTTCTCTTCAACAGATTCGGTAGTAATAGCTGATACGTTAGGTTGTATAATTTCTCTCAGTGGTGTAAACATAATCAATTACCCCTTAACCGCACGTGGTTCGCCGGCCTCTTGTGGTC